ATCAATGCCTAATTGACCTTCCGCCACAATTTCATCAGTTCTAATCGCTGCACTCATTGGGATAATCTTGGCGCTTGCAGAAATATAAATCTCACCGCTTGCAGTAACTTGATTTGCATGAATTTTTGTAGAAACAGGGATAATTAGCGCAGTTACATTGCGCATTTCTAATGGTCTTACAAATTCTCCACCTCTGCCCACATCCGAAGTGGTTTCTGTTCCGCTTGCGCTTATAGATTCGATCTGTGTGCTTCTTTGTAGCCCAGTAAGTTCTGTAGTTACATTCTGCTGACCATTGGCGCTAACTGTGCCGCACTCGGCTTGTAAATCAATGCCTTCAATAGCTATCAGATCATCAACTTGCTCGCCTACATTGCCAGCCTGAGCCTGTAATTCAACCCCAGTAAGGCTAATAACTGGATTTTGTGTAGCATTTGCTACAACTTCCCCACTCAAAATTGGTATTTCTATACCAAAAATGGGTATGGAATCCTGAACTTCCGCAGTAATTGGCTCAATTTCTGAGCTTAAATCTATACCATTTAAGGTATAAGTAGGGCTTTGCTCTGCGCTTGCTGTGATAGATTCCGCAAAAATATTGGCTTCTTGCCCTGAAATAATTACAGAATCAGTAACATTTATGGTAATTTCGCCAAATTCTGAGCTACTTTGTAGCCCATTTATAGCGATATTTGCATTCTGAACACCTTCCGCAGTAATGGTTTCTGCGCTAGAAGTAAGGGATAACCCTGATATTTGTATAGAATCGGAAACATTTTCGCCAATTTCACCAGCAATCGCTTGTAATTCAACCCCAGTTAATGAGATTGAATCAGAAACACTCGCTGAAATATTCTGTATCGCAGAATTTAGCTCAATTCCTGTTAAAGAAATCGAATCTGTAACTCTAGCTACTGGCTCACCAGCAGAGCTAGTTAATTGAACTCCTGTTACTAAAATAGATGGGCTATAGAATGCGCCATCATCAAATAATCCTGTAGGGCTGTCAAAAAGTCCAAAGCCTTCATCGAATAATATTGAAGGCTCTGTCCAATCATCAAAATTATTAGGCTGATTGTCAAAATCGCCTAAAGCACTATCAAATAGTGCCATCAGGCAATTCTAATTAGCGCTGAAGCTCCTGCTGCTGGCAAATCAATAGTGAAAGTTCCGCTTACAGAAATCACATCTGAGCCAAAATCGAAGCAGGCTACAGCTTTGTTTGATTTGCTTGAGTTGTAAATCAAGCATCCTCTAGCTGTAATTGTGGAGCTAGTCCAAGATGGATCATCAAAAGTAATATAGGCTGTGCCTGTGGATAGTCCACTAACATAGCCTGTTAGGGTTTTTCCGCCTGCATTATAGCCAGCCCCAGTAACTTCATGAGTTGCTGAGTAAGCAGTAGTGCTTGCGCTTAAAGTTGCAGAAGAAGTATAGAGAGCTATTTTGTAGGTATCTGTGGAAGAATGAACTCCCTGTAAGATCTCTTGTTTATAAGAATTACAAATTGCTGTAGTGATTGGCATAATTATTCCTCTGTGCTTTCTGCGCCTGTTACATTACCTTTTTCATCTCGAACCAGTTTAATCTTCTTTTTAGAAGGCTTTCCATCTGATTCTTGCTTCAAAGTTAGATTAATTGGAGTGCTTTCTACTGTGATATTGGGGTTTAAATCAACCTTTAATGGCTCTTTTTGCTCTTTAATAGTGCTTATTTGAGCCTTTAATTCCCGATCCATATTGCTCATAGCCCCTAAAATTTGCTCAGTTTGCTGTGCCTGTGGGCTAGAAAGCGCTGTTATTGGTGTCATTTGCGCTTGTAAATATGCTACATCTCCCCCTGAAATAGGCTCTAAACCCTCTTTTTGCCTACATTCATTAATAGTTTTAAAGCCTGACATGATTGCTTCTTTGTAAGTTTGATAGCGGGTTTGCTCATCACCTCTGAGAAGTGCGCCAAAATCAGACTCAAACTCATAGTTGCGCTTATCATCAATCGAAAGCAAGCTGTTGCGGATGGCTGATTCATAGCGCTCTAGATATGGGCGCAAACCTAGCTTATAAAAGCCCTCAACAATCTGCTGAATACCAGATCCCCAAGTAGTGCTTGCTGCTGTGTCATTAATCAGCACAGAAGGAACTCCGAAGAAGCGAGCAATATCTTCAATTTGGAATCTGCGAGTTTCTAGCAACTGCACATCTTTAGGATTCATAGATACTTGCTGATAAGTCATACCAGCTTCAAGCACTCGAAGCGGATCGCCTGAACCTTGCTGAAGATCTGCGAATGCTGCTCTGATTTGCTCTCGCTGTTCAGGCTTTAAAAGCTTATCAATAGTAAGCACTCCAGTAGGTTTAAAGCCATTGGATGCCAAAGTCTTAACTCGATCATCTCCAGCAATGCCAATTCCGATTGAGTTGCGAGCATAAGCAAGTGGAGATAAGCCCACAATACCATTGCTCATCAGCTTAATATGCCAAATGCTCTCAGCGCTGTAAACTGTTACATCAGTTCCAGAGTTATATCTATAGGTAACTGTGCCATCAGTAAGCAAAGCGACTTCCATCTGCTCTGCCATTAGGGGCAATAAGCTAACAATCCGCTTACCAGATCCCCTTGTAATATGCGCATAAGCATTGCCATTCAGGGCTAATTTCATGGTCATTGTTTCAAAAAACTCTAATCTGTTTTGATATTTGTTTGGCTTGTTAGCAAATAGCTCTGCTAATGGGTGCGAATTGTCTAGAACTCTAGTGCCATCATCTTGGATTCGATAGCAGTTGATTGGCAAGCCACCAATAGTTTCTGAAAGTAGCCTAACGCAAGCCCATACTGCCGAAAGCTTTAGAGAAGTATCTTCATTAACTGTAACATTTGCAACCTGATATGAACCAGCATTGGCTTGCTGTAAGCCAGCCTGTCTTTTGCCAGCTATGCCGAAGCCAAATAATAAAGTTGAATACCATGCCATATTAGAGCCTTATTGGATTAGCTAGGAAATCATCAAGAGTTCCTACCTCATTACTATTTGCAATAGCCCTGCTCAATGCCATAATCAAAGCTACCACTCCATCAATCTTGTTCTCATGCCTTTCCTTCCTTGGATAGATATTGTCCTTTGCATCCATATGACAAACTACATTGCTCACCATCCAAGTAAGAACTGGATCGCCATTGTGATGAAATTTTTTATCCAGAACCAAGGCTTCTAATTGTTTCATTGGCTCGGAAAAATTCAGCACAGTAGGGCGAACCTCTACCATATTTATTCCTTGATTGAGCAACCTCATAGATAACTGAGTAGCCTGAAATGGATCATAGGGAACTTCAATTACTTCAAAGCGCTTGCAATCTTCTAGAATTTTATTCTCTATTACCATAAAGTCAATTATTGCACCATCAGTAACAGTTAGAAGCCCTAAACTTTCCCATCCAGAGTATTGCGAGTTCTCTCCTTTATCTACAGTTTCTCTTGGCAAGTAGTAATCGCCAAAAGCATAATAATGCCCACCTCTTTCAAAAAGTTTTATCTGTGCTGCAATATCGGTTTTAGATGCCAAGTCCAAAGCAATGAAGCATGGCTCGCCTTCAAAATCTTCTACACTTAGGCTAGGATCTGCGCAGGCATCCCAAGCTCGCATATCCATCCAGCTTACATCTGCATTCACCCATTCATTAAGATGCTTAGTCCTAAAGTTATTGGCAGCGCTAGGCATACTCATGGCTTTAGCTTGAAGCGGAAGTAAAACTTCTGGCATTACAGAAACTCCCCAGTTGGGGTTAGCTTTCTTTAAAGATTCTTCTGTAGTCCAGTCATCATCCTTATCTAAACCATAGATAATCCCGAATTGAGTGTCATCTGTTCCAGTTTTTTCTAGAACTTTGCGCACAAAACCTCGAACTTCATAGCAAATTCCAGCCCGATTTGAGCCTGCTGTAGTGATAATCCACAGCATAGACTGAGTTCTTTTGCCTATAGAAGTTTCTACAACATCATAAACCGCCCTAGTTTTGTGGGCATGAAGCTCATCTATGATTGCAAAATGAGTGTTTAAGCCATCTAAAGTAGAGCCTTCTGCGCTCAATGCTTCAAATTTTGATGCTGTTTTTAGCTGATTTATATTGTGCGCATTGACCTCGATGCCAAAATGGGAGCGCAAACCAGCAGTTCTCCGAGCCATTTGTTGCGCATCGCCAAAGACAATCTTGGCTTGATCCCTTGTAGTAGCAAAGCTATAGACCTCAGCACCACCCTCACCATCAGCGCAGAGCATATACAAGCCAATCGCACTACTAATAGCACTCTTACCATTGCCCCTAGGAACTTCAATATAAGTCCTGCGAAAGCGCCTATAGCCTGTGTCTTTATGCACCCAAGAGAATACAGTCATCAGAATAAAGACTTGCCAAGGCTCTAGTTTGATTGGCTCGCCTGCGAGTTTGCCTTTGATATGCGGAAGCTGTTCTACAAAAGTGCAAACTCTTGCGCCCTTAGATGGCTCATAGATATAGGGGAAGTCTTTATCCCCTTCTCGCATCAAATCATTAAGCTGCCTTCTACAAGCTAATGCAACATATTTGCTACATAAACCCTCTTTATGCAACATTTGTGATACATAATCGGCAGCGATCTTCTGATAATCGGTCATTAGAAAAGCCTATTTTGTCGCTGTGCATCTTCAATTCTTTTGCAAGCTATATCAAAATACCTTTGTTCTCTTTCAATACCTGTAAACTTTTTTTGTAGATTCATGCAAGCTACTCCAGTAGTGCCTGATCCCATATATGGATCAATGATTGATTCTACATTATTTGGTAAATGACTAATAACCCATTCCATTATGCCTATTGGTTTCTGTGTAGGATGATCCCCTCTTTGTTCATTATTTGCCCTCAACATACCATGCCACATATAGCGCTTTAATCTTACCGCTTTATCTAAATTAGTCCATGCCATTTCTGCATCAGCAAAAGATGAATTACCATTTTCTTTATCCCAAATTAGCCAGCATTTAGTAGAAGGTAATTCAAAATAATTTCCGCCAAATATTATTTGCC